ATCCCTATGGACACTGATGCTAGAGGTGGCAGAGGCTGCGCCCCTGGCCCAGCGTAGAGGACTCTCAGAGAGAATCCTTGAAACTACCAGACGACCGAGAACTGACAAAGGTCTAATCAACCTGCGTAAAGGAGGCGAGTTTGGTAACGGGTCAGTGGCCAACGGCCGACTATCTGTAAAGATAGAGCCCGCTGGTAAAGCACGGGTTTTTGCTTTGGTGGATTACTGGACGCAAGTAGCGTTGAAGCCGTTGCATGAGTTTATCTTCTCGATCCTTCGAGAAATACCTCAAGACGGGACTTTTAATCAACTGAAGCCTGTAAAAGGGCTGATGAAGAAGACAAAGTCTGATCAGAAGATTTATTCTTTTGACCTAAGTGCAGCGACGGATCGTCTACCCGTCTTGCTTCAGGGTCTGCTGTTATGGCAGATCTTTGGAAGACATTTCGCATCAACTTGGAAGGCATTGCTTTGCGGAAGAGCCTACTACCTGGGCGCTAATCACGTCCGGGCGGCGGGTCTTGGACGCAAAGGAAAGAACTTTCGGTATGCCGTAGGGCAGCCGATGGGAGCCCTTTCAAGTTGGGCAATGCTAGCCTTGACGCACCATGCTCTGGTGCAATTCGCGGCTCATAGAGCGGGGGAAGCGAGGTGGTTCGACCTATACGCGATCTTAGGTGATGACATAGTCATTGCCGACGATCGAATAGCTCGGGAGTACGTGAAACTTTGCGACGAGATCGGACTCGGTATTGGGATTGCGAAATCCCTCGAGGCGAGAGGTAATACTCTCGAGTTCGCTAAAAAGTTCTTCTTTCGAGGAGAACATGTTAGTGGGCTTCCTGTCAAGTTCTGGGCAGCCGCTCAGAACACGGCAGGAGTCGCGCACGCCTTAACAGCGTGGTACCCGGTCGGGTCTCTAGCAAATTTCGTACGTGCTCTTGGGGTAGGTTTTAAGGGAGCTAGTAAAGTGGATGCCCCTTGGGACGTCGTCCCGAGACGGTTGAAGACTTTATTAGTGCTCTTAACTCAACCAGCAACCGAAGGCCGCTTTGCGATGAAGACATGGGTCGACTGGCTCATGTCTCGTTCAGCAGTTCAGACGGTAGACCACGGTCGGCTTTCTGAACTCGTAAGATTCAATCCTTGGGCCACTGGCCTAATGGAGGAGGTCTTACGCCCTGCGCGGGAACGCGTCGAAGACGCGATCCCAGATATCTTCTTCGCTGAAGGAGGTACCTGGGACCCTGCGGGGAGACTGATTGATGCTGAAGCCAATAAGGCTTTAGCCTCAGCGCAAAAGTCTATCGACCTGGCGGAGGAATCAATGAAGCACTTGCAGCGATTGGACTTGAAATTCAATCCAATCCAGACGTCGGCAATCTTTACACAGGTTGTCCGTGCGTCTGAGAAGGTGGACTTAGTACCGCCGACTGCTGTTCGAGCCTTGAAGCGA